AGTATGCAAGCGCAGTAGATGTTCACGAAACAGAGCCATACTTGCAGTTCTCTAACGGCAGTAAGATTATGCTGTTTGGTGCTGATAAGCCTGACCGTGCTCGTGGCGTTAAGTTAGCTGGTTGTGTAATTGACGAAGTTGCACAGATGCCAAGAGAAATGTGGTCAGAAATTGTTAGACCCGCTCTCATGGATTCTCACGGTTGGGCGCTGTTCATCGGTACACCTAAAGGCATTAACCTTTTCTCAGACTTATTCACAAAAGCTGAAAAAGATTCTGATGAATGGGTTGCCGCCAAGTTTACTTGTTATGAAACTGATGCGTTAGATCCAAAAGAAATCGCAAACTATAAGTCAGAGGTTAGCGATGAAGAGTTCAAGCGTGAAATGCTTTGTGACTTTTCGGCTAGTGCAAGCAATCAGTTAATCAGTTTACATCAGGCACAGCTAGCAACACAGACACAGATAGACCGACAGCAAATTGCTCGTATGCCGCTGTTACTTGGCGTTGATGTTGGTCGATTTGGAAATGACCCTAGTGTATTGATGTTCAGACAAGGCATAGTTGCAGAAGAGCCTATCATCTATAAAAACCTTGATGCAATGACTTTAGCAAGCGCAGTCAAGACACAGGTGCTAAAGCGTAAACCTTATGCTGTATTCGTTGACGGCACAGGTGTTGGCGGTGGTGTTGTAGATATTCTGAGATCGTTCGGAGTTCAGTGTTACGACATCAATTTCACCTCACGATCTAATGATCCGAAGTGCGTCAATAAGCGTACTGAAATGTGGGTAAGAATGGGTGAATGGTTACAACATGCATCAATTCCTGACTTGCCGCAGTTAATCGAAGAACTTGCTATGCCAACGTATGAGATAGATGAACGTAGTGTAAAAGTTCTTGAAAGCAAGACAAAGATTAAACAGAGACTTGGTAGAAGTCCTGACATTGCAGATGCATTGGCTTTAACCTTTGCCGAAGATTTACCAGCAGAAGATTTAGCGAATCTTGCAGTACAGCAGTTCCAGCAGAAACAGCAAGTACCAACAGTCGTGGAAGCATTTAATCCTTATGAGCAGTTTATTCGAGACATCAGAGCAAGAAGAAACTCATATTATTCAAGACCTTTCGGTAGGTGAGTTGTGTTCGTTTGGCAATCTGAAAGAAACCATAGACGAATATAAAACCTATCACGTCAATAAAGATGTTCCTGTTGTACAGAATGTGGACTTGGACTATTACTCAAAACTGTATGACTTAGGCATTTTAAAGATATGTGCTGTTGCTGACGGTCGCAATGTTTATGGTTTTGGCTCTTTTATTATGTCACCTATCCCACACATTCAAGGCAAGATAGCTACAATGGAAAGTCTGTTTTGTCAGAGAGTGAAACGTAAAGAGGGTTGGGGTTCAAGACTGTTAGAGAGCGTGTTTGATTTAGCTCGTAAGTATGAGTGTGTTGGCTGTTACATTGGAGCTGGAGAGGGAACAGCTTTTCAAAAGATTTGTCGCAGAAAATTTACTAAGACAAATGAAGTTTTTTATAAAGCATTGTAGATCGGATTGAATGACTTACTTGGAAACGATACGAGGTTTAAAAAATGGCTGGTTGGTGGAGTGATATGTTGTCTATTAGCTCACAAGAGGGAATGTGGGCAAGTGATTTAACTCAGATGTATGCTTCTGCTCAACAGGTTTGGAACGATTCATTGAATAGAGGTATTGGCTCAGACGAAGGTTTTTTAGATTACGTGAATAAAAACGTAAAAAATAAAGGATTACCTAATCTTGTTCCTGCCATGTATGACTATCTAACGCTAGAGCAGAACAAAGAAACTGCTCGTATTGAAGCAGAACGTAAACGTCAGGAAGAAGAAGCACGTAAAAAGTTAGAAGCCTTGCAGAAACAGCAGGAAGAAACTACCCAGCGCCGCAAACTATCTTCAAATCAGATTAAGGCAGTATCAAGCATAGCCGCCCCTAGACAGGAACGTAAGAACAGTACACCTATTCTTGGCGGTAGCGGTTTTAATTTCGGCGGTATGGAACTTGGTTTCAATGATTTACTTGGTCAAGATGAGGGATTCTAAATGGCATCAGGAATTGTAGCTGGCGCAATTATGGCGGCGGCATCTATAGCATCAACTTACATGTCCGCTCAACAGCAGAGCAAGGCGGCAGCAAAAGCTAGAGAACAACAGCAAGCCGCATTGAAACAGCAGGAAGCCGCATACGCTCAACAGCAGTTGGCAACTGAAAGACAGCTTGCCGCACAGCAACAGCAGATAGCCGCCGCAGAACAGGCTAACGCTTTACAGGAAAGAACGATGGCTAATGCCGAACAGGAAAGCAACAGAGCTAATGCTTTAACGGTGCGTTCTCAGTCTGATGCACCGACAGATATGCGCACGAATTTTACAGGTGGTCAAGGTGTTAATGCATCTGCTTATCAGCTTGGCAATAATAATCTGCTTGGCTACAACGATGAAGAAGATGAAAACTCAGACGGTCTAACAAGTGGGGGAAGTCTCTTTGGCTAGGTTAAGTTTTGCAACGCCCGAAGAAAGACATACAGCGCTGGAAGAAAGGCTTACAGATCTAAAGAGAATCCGTCAGCCTTACTTCGAAAAGTGGAAAGAAATATCTCAGTTCATTAGTCCATTCTCAGGCAGATTTGATATACACGAACATGGCGAGGATAGAGACTTAGGGTATATCCTTGACAGTGAAGCCACTAGGGATTTAAACACTTTGGCTAGTGGTTTAATGAGTGGTGCAAGTTCTCCAGCTAGACCCTGGTTCTCTTTGATGCCTAGCAATCCTGATTTAGCTCAGTCGCATCAGGTTGCTAAATGGTGTACTGATGTGCAGAAGATAATCTTAAAAGTCTTTGCACAGAGCAACACCTATAACAGCTTACATCAGATGTATAAAGAACTTGCCTTGTTTGGTATTGCCGCTGATGTACTCACTGATAGTTACACAAATTTGATAGAACATCACGTACTATCGGCAGGAGAATATTGCGTAGCTTCGGACATTAACGGCAACATCAATACTCTGTATCGTGAATTTGAAATGACCACCGCTCAGATTGTTACGGCGTTTGGTTATGACAACGTATCTCAGACAATTAAATCCGCTTACGACAGAGGGGATTTAAACGATTACTTCATTATTGTTCAGGCTATTGAGCCTAGAACAGACAGAGATCCGCACGACAAAACTAATAAAGGTATGCCGTTTGCTTCGTACTACTACGAACAGAATACTGATGCTAGAGGTTTACTTCGTGAAAGCGGCTTTGATGAGTTTCCTTGTATCTGTCCTCGTTGGGATATTTTGGGTAGTGATCCATACGGTTCAAGTCCTTGTTTTGTGGTGCTCCCTGATGTAAAGCAGTTACAGCAAGAGACTTTAAGAAAGTCTGAATTGATAGACCAATATAGCCGCCCACCTTTACAAGTTCCTAATTCCGCTAGACAGACACAGATTAGTCTTAGTGCTGGAGCTTTGAACTATACACCAGCCACAGGCACAGACCAGACAATTAAACCTATTGTAAGTACATTAGGTGACTTGAACGCTTTAACTCAGGACATTATTAGACTGAAAGAAGCAATTAAAGACGGCTTGTTTGTTCGTCAGTTCTTGATGCTTGAAGAAGCGGCTGGCGATAGAAAGACAACCGTAGAAGTTTATGCTCTCAAAGAAGAGAAGATGTTAGTGTTAGGCTCAGTCATTGAACGCAACAACAATGAGTGTTTAGGCAGATTAGTCGAACTTACATATCACAGACTTCTTAAAGCTGGCTCGTTACCGCCGCCGCCTAGTGAACTTGCTGATACTGAAATGAACGTAGAGTTTCAATCCGTGTTGTCACAGGCGCAAAAGGCTGTTGATATTAACTCGGTTGACCGCATGGTTAGTGCTGTTGCAAGTATTTCACAGTTACAGCCTGAGGTGTTAGACCGCTTAGACCCTGATGGTTATGTTGATGTTTATCAGCAGAGACTTGGTGTAGATCCAACGTTCTTACGTTCTAAGGAAGATG